TTATTGTAGTAAGGGATACCACGTAGGTCGGTGGGCTCCATCTGCGCCAAACGCAGGTCAATCATTAGACCCTTTTGCTCTTCGGCAATGCTGGCAACCACTTCACTTTTGCCAATGCCGGGAGGACCCCAGAGAAATACCGGACGCTTCTTGTCAAAGCATTTTGTAATCAACCGTTTTGCCTGCTCGGTAGTAACGGTGCGATGTTCACTTACTGTCATAAAATACTCCTTTCAACATATCTATATTATATGACTTTTCTGAATTATTGTCTGTAGTTTTTTTACAACACTACCACGAACTATTGTAAAAAACTTTCAAACCCAAGAACAGTTCTGCCCGGGCATTTCGGACGAACTCTAATACTGATTGCTTATAGTAATTGTCACTGTCTTCGCCAAAAAAGAACCCTTTAGTTTGCGGTAGTTGGTCATTAATTACTGCCTGTTCTAAGTTTTTGAGATCATCCCAAGAGAGTTCCAACTCAACGCCGTTGAACATATTATTGCCTTCTGCATTATAGTCAGGATTTCGTTTGGCCCAGATTTGTTCCATCCAACCCTGAAGGTTGGGATGTTTACGCCAGTAGGCAATTTCTCGGCTTTCGTCCCACGTGCCTTCTTTGTTGGCACGGCAGTATGCAAATTGATCCAACCCCATTATACAGCCTCCAACATGTTGGCAGGCACACGCCACAGGCCATAGCCTGGACTGCGGACAGTGACATACTTACGAGCAATCTTAGTGACATCACCGACATAAGTCTGACCATTGCGACTGCTAGTGAACTTAACCTTGGTGCCTATAACCAGGCTACCACGATTTTCTTTTACCAACTGATTACGAGCAAATTTAATTGCCATTGAAATACTGTTCAACTGCTCGTTGGTAAAGTTACCAGAGATGATAGCGTGATTGATGTCGTTGATTGAAACCATTTTAGTTCTCCTTAAGCCAAGTCAACTTGAACAGGCGTAATGCTACCATTCACGCCGTTATAATTAAAGCCAAAACCAACAGGCATTTCTTTGTCGCCACGACGTTTTGCATGACGGCGTTCTTTTGCCAAATTCATAAGAGCGAGTTGAGTCGCTATCGCATGCTGATTAGTGCAGATATCGGCAGTGCCAGCCACTGTGGTGTAAAAACCAACACCATCGACAATAACACGAATACGTTGGCTGTTTTTGAAGCCGGTGATAAAAGTGGGTGTACGCATTTCAAACTCCTTTTCTTACACTATGCCTATATTATAGCAAAATGACGAATTTCGAGCAAGTACTACTTTAGTAGTAATACTTTAGTACTACCATTCTTTCTTGCCGCCCAATTCTTCGTTCCAGTCATAGCCCGCATTGTATTCGGCTATCTGATCCTTGGTCATAAAACGCTCTTCAATCTCGTCACTTTGATAAGTGGCATCTGTGAAAAAGTGTGGGCGACGTGGACGGCTGTACCAACTGTCAGCGGAGCCACGGTCAAATGGACCACCGTGGCGTCCGTCGTAAAATCTGCCCTTGTATTCTTTAATTTCGGTGCTTTGCATTTATTACTCCTTTTCTTTAACCTATTCCATATTGTAGCAAAAAAAGGAATATTCTGCAAGTACTACTTAAGTATTAATTTCCAAGTTATCCAAGTATGAGCGCAAGTCACCGTCCATCAGACTCAACATACTGGCTTCGGTTTCGTCAAACACAATTATTTTTTTATTTTGAAACAAGTAGTAAGGACCTTGAAAGTATCGTTCAAGTTGGATAAGGTTTTTACTGGACAAAGGCGACTTTAATGTATACTCGTAACCTTTTAGTTTAACATTGTCCATTAAAAATTGATAACCAATTAAGTTTAATCTCAGACTTTCATTGTCTACAGGATTAAACCAAATGCGGCGTTGCCAGGTACTTAGTTGTTGTACAGGTATATTCGACGAAGTCAGAAATACTTCGGTCAACTGTCTTTGTGTATACCTTTTAGGGGAAGATTTGGTCACCACTTTTTAAAAGCACCACAGTGAATTGGTCTGTTTTAAAAAGTACGTTTAGTTTTTTAGCAAGATTGATTGCATGTCCGGGATTACTAAATGAAGTCTTTTTATACTTAGGACCTGGGTAACTGACCAACATGTTACCGGACTTTAAATTAATAGGTTTGTTTTCGTAAAACACAGCCCAAATACCTTCACTACTGAGAACTTGTTCAGTTTTATAGTTTTGTTTGTTTACATACTCGACAAGTACATTAGGTTTGGGTCTACTCATTGAAGTTCTCTACTATATTATTTATCTTTTAAAACTACGTAGTTTTTACCAATTGCCACCGTCCATTCTTACATTGGTACTCATACCATCATTTTGTACAAGTATTTTACTTAGTTTGGTGCAGTGCGCCAGCAAATCAAAAATATCATTATGCAAACTACGTGCTTCGTTGGCGGAAAGTGTCAAGTTTTGCTTACCAGTCTGGTTCATTAATTTGACTTTATCACTAAACGATTTAACGTGTAGGGTAAGATTATTTTCCATTGGCAAACCTTAATTGTTCTTGCATTTCCAGTTTTGTTTTAAAAGGTCCTTGATACTCATACCTATTAAGTGTAATAAACTTAGGACAAAAACTTTTAACCCAGCCATTATTAAATTTAATAATGTAATACCCTGCACAATAAAAACTTTTACTTTTACTGGTCTTGGTATAAATCGGAAATTGATGTTTTATATCATACAAACTATTCCACGGTTTACCGTTAACAGGATAACCATGTAGTTCATGTTCTGTTTTAACATCTTTAATTTTTTTCGTTTCTTTGTCAAAGATAATATTGTAATCTTTGCTGAGTAATTTGATGCTGGTGTACTTCTTACGTTCTGTTGAACTTACATAAACTACACTACCATCGTCTACCATTTGAATAGTGGCAACTTTTTCGCCTTGATTTTCTACTATCCAAAATTTATTTTTTAATACTGGTTTTGCAAACACTGTCATTGTTGTTGTCCTTGTTGATATCGATACTCTCTACGTAACCACCATTTGTATTGTTGAAAATATTGTTGGACAGTATGTGTGTCCATGTGCCAAGCACCACGCTCTTCGCAGTTCTCTAACCACATCTCATGTAACCATTGTCTGAATGTCATTGATACTCTGCACTTAAAAAGTCACTGAAACTGGTAGCATGTTCGCTTAGTCTGTTTAGTTCATACCTGCCACAAAACTTAAGAAATTTAGCACCAACCATGCTTACAGTTTTTGGGACTGCCATTGTTTTAATTGTTTCATTAATTTTTGCTTTGACCGCATCCGGTTGTGCAGTCAAATCTACCAATACACGATTGCGTTCATAGTCATCTAACACACGATGTTCATCACCATTATGATCAACCCAACGTTGTAGCATTAGGTTATTCCAGTTAAAGCCTTTGTGACTTCTGTCCTCGTATGCTTCCTGTAAGCCGACCTTATTCTTGCTACCTTTAGTGCGTACACCTGGATAAGCACTGAATATGTTATCTGTGGGATCACCGCGCATACATTTTTCAAATAAGATCCAACTTGGGTCTGGAATTTTTTTAGGTTCTTTGGTTTTCTTGTCTATTACAAGTTTGCCCCGTTTATCGAATATTCCCTCTATGGTATGCAATTCATCTGCTATGCCATTGTACTGTTTGACATTAGTATTTAGCAGTTGATGAAAGTCCGAATCTGAGGACACAATAATGTGCTCGTCTTTGGGGTGATTTTGTATCCAGCCTGCGATCAAGTCATCTGCTTCAAGTTCAGGATGTTGCAGAACTGTACAGTTAGTCTGCTCACGCAAGAACTGTTGCAGTGTGTCAAAAGTTTCCCAGAACAGTTTATCCTCTTCTTGTTCTGCTTCAGTTAAGGCAGCACGAGCAACCTGTCGGTTCTTTTTGTAGGGTTCGTAGTAATCTTTGCGCCAACTACGCCCTTCTAAACAGAAGACTACGTGATTGGCTTTTTGATCTCTCCAGGCTTTGTTTACGCTACCCAGTGTAACGTGAATGGCAAAACCCAGTCGATCCCAAGTATCGGCCTGTCTGTGTGCCGCATGTCGGGCACGAAAAAATGTATTAGCAGTGTCAACTATTAGATATCGCATAAGGATAATAATAGCATATTATCCATTTTGTGTCAATAGGATTTGAACTTTTGGTAAAAGAAATTCTGCCCATGCGCGGTGGGCATCTGCACCATAATGATAGTATTTCGGATTGCTTGGTCGGAATCCTTGTTGTTTTAACCAAAAATAGTAAGTCATGTTCTGATTATAAGGATCTATATAACTGTTAGACCAATCATATTTTGGTCTATTTTGGCGTTCTGTATAAAAGAAATGGCTATAACAGTTAAAAAACAAATGAGGGATATGTTTTAATTGACTATGCAAATTCCAAATCTTATCATGTGTTGTAAACTCTTTGTGCCACTGTACTTCGGGTTCGCTTTGATCTATTACCCATCGTTTGTATTTGTCTTCTAAATCTGGATGTACAGTGTCTGCACCACTGGCAGTAATATTGTACTCCTCGTTAGCATAATACCAAGTTTCCCGCTCCCATGTGCTCCAACCTATTATAATAAAGTCAGGCGTATTTGATCCTAAATATTTTAGAGTTCGATCAACAATACTGTCATTGCTACAGCCTGCAACAGCATCGCAAACGTATTCAAAATTTAAAGAATTAGCAATATGCTTGCCATATGCAAATTCTGGACCGCCGGCGTCGTGACCTGCACTATGACTGTCACCGTTTACGTACAGTTTCATGAAACTTCAGTTCTGCCGCCGCCTATATCTTTTTTCTGTACACCGTTCAGTGGTCTAGGGTTATTGGCTTCGTATTGTTCGTAAGTTTCGAGAACTACGTTACGGCAAACATCTTGAAACCAACGGTCTACAATCGCTTCGTCTGTTTTGCCTTCATAGCCGGCACGTACAAGTTTGGCAAGAAAAATATCATTCCATTCTAATTCAAATGCACCCTGTCCAATATTATCTGGATCAATGTCCACACTGATAATTTCCACATAGGGCTCG